CTCAGCTACTGATACTGCAACCATCTGATCTATGGCAGCTTGCTTTGTTGTATGGCAACCGATAACTTCGCCATCCTCTTTAGTAGTTGCCCAGCCTGAGCAACCTTGTGCTTTATCCGTAATGAAATATGGCATTAAAATTCCTGCTTTAGCCAAGTTATTAAATGATTATTAGATGTGCTAATAACAAAAAGTGATTCACCGGGATTCATCAAAAGTTCTAAACTGTCTTTTGATTCAAGTCTAAGACCATTGCTTGCGGTTACTTCTGAATTACCAACATAAATTGCAGTAGTTGCTTCGTTATTGTGTATGTGCAACTTAAATGGATTAGCACTAGAAGTGTCTATTTGTTGTCGTGTAGTTCCAGCCTGTAATTGTCCAGATGTAATTGCCATTGAAATCCTTAGAGCATTAGAAGCAAGTCTGCTTCATCTTCTAGTATTGACCATTCTACTTGCGATTGAACGCTAACAAAGAATGCTGGACTTAGTGCAGAAGTTGTAGCCGTAATTGTTGCAGGCATTCTTACAGGTCGCGCTGGTGGTGTTTCTACAATTACAGGCGTTGGTGGTTGCGGTAATGGCTCAACCTTTGGCTGGCGTAGCGGTGGTGCAGGGTATGGGCGGTTAGAACCGTAACCGGCTTTCTCTGGTTCTGGTGGTGTCGGTGGTATAACAGTTGCATTAGCCGTAGCTTCTAGTTCACCAAGAGAACCCATAAATACGGGTTTAATAATTGGCAGGCTGTTTGCCGTTGCAGTTATTGCGCCTAGCCCAGATGCTGCCGTTGCAATGTGTGTGACTGTTGCACTTACAGCGTTAGCAAGATCACCAAGCGGAGCATCTAATACAGGCAGAATTTGTGGAATAGTTGTAGCTGTGGAATTTATAGACCCAAGTGATGCAGTGGATGAAGCCGTGTGGCTTACCCCTGAAATGCTTGAACTGGTCAATGCTCCTAAAGCACTAGATGCAGAAACTACGACATTTGGCGTAGATGCAATGCTTGCGCTTAGACCATTAAGACTTGCAGAACTTCTAGCCAACTGAGTAAACGTGCCGTCATAAGTAGATACGGCTGAGTCATAAACTAAGTCATTTGCTGAATAGGCAGACTTGCCACCTACGGCTGAGGAATCTAAAGCGCGTTGATCTAAGACCATCTGCGCAAGTCGCGCTAGACGGTCAAGGTTTAATTCAAAGTCATTGAGTTCTGATGAACTCATGTCTTAGCTCGCTATTGTGAGTGAAGTTGTAAATGAACCTGACGAAATCGTGTAAGTATCGCCTGCGGTGTATGGGTTACCTGTAATCGTTCCAGAAAACAAGAAACTGCCACCAGTTAGTGCATCCCAAGCTGTAAAGAATGTTGCATCCTGTGAACCGCTAATGTTTGTCCAGGATACGTCAGCATCAGAAACAATAGACCCCGTAGATGCGCCAGCAAATGAAACAGCCTTGCGAGTAGTTTCAGTTGCGCCGTTGGCTGTGCCGGCAGCACCGGGGTCTCCAACGTGCAGTTGGACATAAACATTAGTTACGGCGTATGCAGTGTTATTGCCTAAAGCATTTAGCAAACTATTCGCTAAGTGTGCGCTCATTCCAGTAGCCATTAGCCCTCAACTCTTTCAGTAACAGTAACAATCTTGCCATCATCATCACGTTCAACAGTTCTAATAGTTGTGCGCTGTTGCGGTGCTTCAACAGTGATGTTAGGCGGTGCAACATTTATTACGGCTGGCGGTACGTTTACAACTGTTTCAGGCATCTGCACATTTACATCGTGTGTACGTTGAACGTCATAAACCGATTCTGGGTTTGCAGGGTCAATTTGTGCAACAGCTTGCAACTGCGTTGACGGCAAGCCAGTGTGAGCAATAGCAGGCAGGCTTAGAGCAGATAAAACGCCAGCAGGATCGAAACCACTAAGAATAAGTTTCTGAGCCATCGTGACACGCTTGTCGGTTTCAACGAGTGAAGCAGCACCCAAATCCACGTTAGCCAAAGGAACGCGATAAACGTCACCGCCTGTAACAGGTCGCAAGTCTTCAAATCGTCTAATGTCATTGACTGAAAGAAATCCTGCCTGTGAACCTATTGAGTAGCCATTCATTCTTGTAGCAAAGTCACCACGCAGTAAACCGTCTACATTGAAACGAATAAACGCACCATCAGGTAGAAGTGCGCTATAAGCATCTTCAATCTTAGCCACATAAGGGCGCAAGGTATGCGTTACAAAGTTAATGTTGTTTTGCTCAACGGATGCGTAAGACATAGCACCCGGTGTTGTTACGCCAATCATGTGTGGTGGAACTCGGAAAATTCGAGCTACTTCTTCAATAGCCAACTTGCGACTATCAAGCATCTGCGCTTCGTCTGGGTTGATGCCAGTCTTTACAAACTTTGCACCGCCTGTAAGCAGTCCAGTCTTATGCGCTTTGCGATAACCCTCATGACGTTGGCTAAAGCTATCAACTAATTGTTTGGCTTGATCGCTTTTTAAGTCTTGTGGGGTTTCGATAATTCCCTGAGTTGTTGCGCCTTGACCAAAGAAACGTGAAGCAAAAGACTGTAAGGCACTTGATAGTCCTAAGTTGTCTTTCATTTCTGTAACACGCGACATACCGCGTAGATCGCCAGCCTTGCGCATTTCAGTTATTTGCAGCATGTCGCGCTTGCTGACCGGAACGTCTTGGTTATCGTCAATAATGTATTCAATTTCCCGGGTGCGAATGTTACGCACTACTTGCACACGGTTAGGTGCAATGCAAACTAGGTTTACTACATCGCCACGACCATCACGGAAAACGCGAACAAAAGCGTTACCGTCAAGGAGTAAGGAAATAAGCACTTGCTGGTAATGCTCTGAACGCAGTAGGTCTACATCTGGTCTCTGAATCCAAGCTGGTTGTGGCCGAAAAGGTACACGGTCACCATCACGGCGAATAAAACAGTCAATTGGAAGCGTTGAAATAGTGTCTGAAATTAAAAGCACACAAGCATAAAAAGCATTTATCTTCATTGCCTGTGTTTGGTCAATGTTTGTTCCTGCTTCAGTGGTAAACGCAAACGAATCACCAGCACCCCAGATTGACTGGAAACTAATTGCGCGTTCCTCTTTGTTACCGCCGGTTAAATTTCCAAGCATTACTTGCCTTTCTCAAACGCAATACCGACAAGCAAAATACTTACGCCAGCTGCGACTATTCCTAATGGCAGGATAAACAAACCTAAACCTATTGAAATTGTTGCTAGACCAACCACTTGCAGGATAGACGGTATCAACGCAACTCCTAGAAACTAAAGAACTGGGGTACAACGGGTTCTTCTCTTGAAACAGTTGCCCTATCAAATCCTATGATACTAGCAACAGCCGCATCTATCTTGCGTGGCGAGCCACGATGCTCTTTAACAATTCTTGGGCCTAGCCTGTCGGTCTTAACTACGGCGTTTTGCAGGTGTCTAAGCAATAGCGGATTCCCGTCATGGGTCAGCTTATTTGAGACAACAGCATCATAAAATTTCGCACATGCCGGAACCATGCGAGCCGGTGAAGTTGAAGGCCATTCAACGATTGGGAAGCCTGCTTCATCTAGCACTTGCATAGTACGTTGCCAACGAAATGGGTCACAGGCAATTTCTTTTACATTATGAGTTGAGCAAAACTCAATGATTGTGTTTTCAACTTCTAAAATGTCCACGCGCCAATCATCATCATCTTCAGGCTGCTTTTCCCATGCTTTAACCATAAAAACATAAGGCTGTTCTTCCACTGTTACACCAATGATTACGGAAGCATCACCACTAAAAGATCCGTCAAAACCTAAAACAACTGGCGTATCTGGATTTATTTCACGCTTAATTTCTAACTGCTCCCACGCGCCATTAGGTAGCCAAGCTGTTTGGCTGCTAACCCATTGGTTACAACGCTTAGTTCTAAACTCTGCTTCTGGTGTGCGCTTAACCATAGCCGCAAAGTCCTTCGGGTCATTTAAATCACCGTAGGCAGGGTTAGCTTGTTTCCAAGTTAGTTCTAGGTGGTGGTCAGCTTCTGCTTCTGACTCCCACCAAGCCATAAAGAAACTGCTGTCATCTACTTCCTTTTGTGCTACGCGCTTGCCGTACTGGTAAAGGCTGTAAGCAATTGAATCTTGACCTGTTGAGTCAGCTTTAACGCCTGCCGTAGTTAGTGCGATTAAAATTGGTGAACGCCTAGCACCCATGCCCAAACTCATAACATCAAAGAGTTCTCGGTTAGGGCTGGCGTGAATTTCGTCAAAAAGTACGGTGGTTGGACTGAGGCCTTCCTTGGTAAAACTTTCACTTGATAGCACTCGGTATACAGAGCCGGTAGCCGGCACTTCAATTGCATCGCGGTAAACATTGCAAAGCTCGGCTAATTCTGGTTCAGCTTCAATCATTCGCTTGGCATCGCTGAAAACAATACGGGCTTGGTCTTTGTCAGCTGCACATGAATAAACTTCACCGCCGGCAGGCCCCATGATTAGCGACCAAAGGCCAATGCCTGAACCTAGGGCCGACTTCCCGTTTTTGCGGGCCATGCCTACGAGAGCCGTGCGGTGGCGAAAGTTACCGTCAGGATTAACGGCAAATAGGTGGCGCATAAGCTCCTGCTGCCAAGGCCTTAGCTGCATTCTGTCACCTGCATACCCGGCAACAGTTTCCTTAGTTTGTATGGCAAAAGTGTCTATAAAGTCAGCTACTTGCACCCCATGCGACTTATTAAGCGCGGCTTTGTTTACTGGTGTTAGCCAAGTTGGTGGCCAAGATTCAATTTTGGCTGGCACGGGCCTTTAATTCCTCTAGTTTTGATGCCCGTTTTACCTCAGCTACCCCAAGTCTTGAACGGTCAGTTGGCGTAAAACCAAGCAAAGACAAGTTAGCTACAAGCTGCCGGTCAAGCTCACGCAAGGCTTTTCGTTCATCTGGTCTGTTATTTTGTAGAACTTGAATGCGCAAGTTACGGCGTTCGTCTAGTAACTCGCAAGTCATAAGCAAGATTTCAATGTCAGTTAATGGGCTTAACCACGTTTGCCCCATACCCCAAATACGTTCCCATAGTTCCTTACCTGCGCTACCTAATGGGCGGTTTGGTTCAGGAATGTCATAAGCAGACGGTAATAGCACAAGTTCTTTTTGATCTGGCAAGCTACGTTTACCGGGGTTACCAGTTAATCTTTTTTGCTCTATTGGCTTTGGTGGTCTGCCACGCGGAGTCATTTAATCTCCTGATGAATTGTGGAGCCCTGAGGTCGGAGTTACACCGCCAGTTTCATCATGGAATGATGACGTGTTAGTTATTACACTATCAGGGCGTTTACCACGATACATGGTCGCGCCCTGCTTGGCAATTTCACTAAATGGAATAATCGGCGCAGTTAGTCTTTCTTTGGCTTCTGGGTTTAGAAAATAAACATAACGTAACTGAAAACCTACAAGGCTTTTCCATGTGCGAAATTCTTTAGACATTTTTTTATGATGTGCGCTGATAACGTGCATTTGCTCGCCAGTTTCTGGGTTTTCTCTCAATGCATCATTTGGTCTTATTGCAGTTAGGTAAAACCCACTAGCCCTATAAATAGTGCCATCACCGCATTGCGTACCATCTGCAAAACTTATGACCCATTCAATGTGCGGAGCGTATTTTTTAAGGTAGCGCATAGCAATACTAATTGCGCGGCTTTCACTATTTTTTGGCAAGGCTTCTGAAAATGCCATACGGTTTAACTCAATAAAGCCATTCCATGTTGTGCCTTCAACTAGGTTTATTGTTCCCTTTTTATTTATGCTAGGCCCAAACTGCATAACGCCTTCAAGTTTGCCAGCATAAAAAACGCCTAAGTGCAGTTGACTATTTGGAACTACTTTGCCGGAGTAGTGAATTCTTTTTACAGCATCGTTGGCAGTTTTAGCATCTATGGGTTTAACTAAAATATCTTTGGCACTCATAATTGTTCGCCCAACCACAGTTCACAAACACGGGTAATCGCATTGCCGTTACTGTTCTCGTTGCCGGTGTCACCGTATTCACCTAAAGCCTTGCTTGCTTCAAGCGCACTACGCACAGTTTGCATTTGGTCTTTGTGCAAAGTAAAAGTTATTTGCTCAAGGATACTTTCGTCATTATTCAAAGCATCAAAAGCATTTTGCAGGTCTGTGTCACTTGGTGGCTGCAATGAAACAAAACCAAGTTCTTCAAGTTCCCATCCGTTTGCATCAAGCTCTAATAACTGGTCTGCCAAAACTTTGTCATCCCATTCAGCTAATTCGGCTGTGCGGTTATCAGCTAGTGCAAAAGCTTTGACCTGATCCCAAGTCCAGCCAACAGGTGTGCGAGCAATTGCTATTTGAGTCCAGCCTAAAGATTTAGCTGCTTCGAGTGTGCCGTTGCCAGCAACAACAATTGAATCTGGCGTAACCACAATTGGCTTGCGCTGCCCAAACTTTTCAAGTGAGCTTGCAATTGCCTTTAGATTTTTGCTGTCATGTGTACGGGCATTAGCCGGGTCAGGCGTAAGGCTGTTTATGTTTACATTTTCAATGCGCAGTTCAGTCATGGTTTAAGCATAGTCAAAAACCGCGTAAACATTGAATTTTACAAAACTGGGAATTTCGCGGTGATGCACAGAAGCT